GTTACGAGATAACCATCGATGATAGGCGTGAGAACGAAGAAATGAGTTTTCCTATTATAACTGAGAACTTCTGGGAGGGAGTTACTTGGCCTGAAGGACACGCAAAAGCGGGCGAGCCTATTGTATTAAGAGATTATCAAGTAGAAGTAATCAATCAGTTCATATCAGCACCACAGTGTCTACAAGAGATAGCCACAGGTGCTGGTAAGACGATTATGACTGCAACTATGAGCAAAGTAGTTGAGAAATATGGTAGGTCTATTGTTATTGTACCAAATAAAGATTTAGTACGCCAGACAGAAGAAGATTACACAAATTGTGGATTAGATGTTGGTGTATATTTTGGTGATAAAAAAGAAGAAGGTAGAACACATACTATCTGTACTTGGCAATCTCTCAATTCGTTATTGAAAAAGACTAAGAAAGGTGAAGCCAATATTATGGAATTCATCGAAGATGTATGTTGTGTGATTGTTGATGAAACTCACCAAGCAAAAGCAGATGTATTGAAAGATTTACTGACTAGTGTATTTGCTAATGTTCCTATTCGTTGGGGACTAACAGGAACTATTCCTAAGAGTGATTGGGAATCTGCTAGTTTGCGTAGTTCATTAGGTGAAGTAATAAACAAACTGTCAGCAAAAGAATTACAAGACCAAGGTGTATTGGCAAACTGCCATGTGAATATAGTTCAAACACAAGAAACGGCAGTCTATGCCAATTATCAGAATGAAATGACATTTTTACTTGAAGATAAAAAGCGGTTAGACTATGTTTCAAAAATGGTTAAAGATATCTCTAAAACCGGAAACACTTTGGTTCTTACAAATAGAATTAAAAACGGAGAAGCATTACAGGATTTAATACCAGAATCTGAATTCGTTCAAGGTTCAATGGCAGTTACAGACAGAAAAGATGCTTATAATGAAATAAATGAAGGCACGAATACAATTACAATTGCTACTTATGGGGTAGCGGCAGTTGGTATTAATATTCCTCGTATCTTTAATTTAGTGCTACTAGAACCAGGTAAATCGTTTGTTAGAGTAATTCAATCGATTGGTCGTGGTGTTCGAATGGCAGAAGACAAAGACTTTGTACAAATATGGGATGTAACAAGTCGTTGTAAGTTTTCGAAAAGACATTTAACAGAACGAAAAAAGTATTACAAAGAGGCTTCATACCCATTCACAATCGATAAGATTACATATTAAAGGACAATTATGAAAATATTAACACCAGATAACAGATGTTTTGAAATGAACAGTTTACCAGAAGAGATTGATGACATTCGTTATTGTGTCATGGATGTAACAGACAAAGACGACCCAGACTTCTTTTTTATTCCTTTAGTATTCATTGAAACATTCAGTGCGCCGAGTATGAGCATTAGTATTGGTCCACATACGATTGAAATGCCAATTGATTGGAATATTATGATTGGTGAAGCAGACCTAGGATTACTAGAATTCATTCCATTAACAAGTATTAATGAACGTAAGTTCGATACGCTATTGACAAATCCATTAAAAGGGTATACAATGGATTGGCAACCAATTAAAATTAACAATGTATTTGCAGATGTGAAATGGTTCTTTCCTAAGTTGAAGTACGGCCATATTCTTGCAATTCCATTAGAATACGGAGATAGTCCAAAGTGTGCATATTTTGTAAAAGACTTAAATCGAATTCCAGACCAAATGAGTAGTTATGACTTCTTTTAAAAATCATAGAATTGTAATTGACTCATATGAAAAATCTAGTACTGCATATGAATGGTGTGTAGAAAATATTCCGTGGTCAGATTGGTTAGTAGAAACTGGCAATAACGATGAGTCTTTTTATTTCGATTACGAGAAACATGCTCAGAACTTTTTGTTTATATTTGGTGGAAGGTATTATAATGGCGGCTAAGTTACCACTAAGTGATGTATTAAGTGCAATTGATAGAAAAGATTTCAATTGGTATTCAAACTTAGATGAAGAGAAGAAGAAAGCGTGGAGTAGTTGGTTGTTTATCCGATATGTAAGTTCTGCAAAGGGCAAAGATAGAGATGACTTATTACTCAATACGAATGAGTTTGTAAATAAGAACTACGGAGACATTTATAAACACGAAGAATTAATATGGAAGTTAATGTGTTTGACCAGTACGGGTAAGAAGCAGTTCCACGAGTGGATTAAGCCACCTAACTCGAAGATAAAAACTGATGCGATTTCGCAGTTTGTGTCAGAAGCGTATCCTACTTTGAATGGCAGAGAAGTTGAATTGTTTCTTAAACTGAACAATGTTTCGGATTTGAAACAAATGGCAATTGATATGGGTATGTCTGACAAAGAAGTCAGTGAAATTTTTGATAAGAAAAAGAAGAAGAAGAAAAAATAAATGTTTGAATGCCAATATTGTCACAAAAAGTTTAAGTCTGAAAAGACTATAATGGTTCACGTCTGTGAACCCAAGAGACGATATATGAATAAAAATGAGAAGTATAGTAGACTGGCATTTTATGCGTTCAATCGGTTCTATGAGTTAACACAAGCAACAGGTAAACCAATTGACTTTGATATGTTTGCAAAAAGTAAGTTTTATCTAGGGTTCACCAAGTTTGGAAAACATATAATGAATATAAATGCAATAAATCCAGAAGAATTTGTTGACTTTGTTATCCAAAATAGTGTAAAATTAGATAAGTGGACTTCTGATGCTGTCTATAATACTTATGTACAAGAGTTGAATAGAAAAGAATCAGCCGATAGAGCGGTAGAGCGAAGTATATTATTGATGCAGAAGTGGGGTGAAGAATATGAAAGACCTTTTAACAAGTTTTTTAAGGAAGTCAGTAAACCATTGGCTATACATTATATCAAATCAGGACGCATTAGTCCTTGGGTTATTTTTAATTGTGATAATGGTGCTGAGTTAGTTGATAGTTTTAGTGATAGCGAGTTAGTTCTTATTAATGATTATTTAGAACCAAACTTCTGGACAAGAAAATTTAATGCAAGAACAGAAGATGTCCAGTTTGTTAAGATGATATTAAAGAAGGCAGGAATATAATGGCAACAAAAAGAGAAACAGCAACAATCGGAAATTTATTAATACAGAAAGACCCAGAAACAGGAGAACTATACATAGAGTTGCCAAAGGGAACTTTAGCGAAGTTAGGATGGGCAGAAGATGATGAATTAGAATGGATTGAAAATCCAGACGGTACTTGGAATGTAATAAAATCGGAGAAGAAATAATGAATCCAGATGACTTAATTGCAGATGACGGTTATATATCATCGACAGTAACAGGCACAAACTACTCGGGTATGACAATATCTGTAGATGATTATTGGAATGATATGAACGACCCAAGAGAAGAAGAAATCAATTCTATAAATGATAGACTTACAACTATTGAAAATCGTCTATCTATTCTTGTGCCAAATAAAGAGATGCTAGAGAAGTATGAAGTGTTGCAGGACATTTATAAACAGTATAAGGCCGCAGAAGCATTGCTTTCTGGACCAGACTTGGAGACAGAATGAAAAATATTAGAGAATATACTTGGCAAGGGGTAGAAGAAGCAATCAATTCAATTGCAATGCAGATGTTCAAAGATGAATGGCGACCAGATTATATTGTTGGTATAACTCGTGGTGGTTTAGTACCAGCAGTTCTCTTATCTCACGCAACTGACATACCAATGAAAACATTATGCGTTCAACTAGAATCAGAAGGTTTAGATGAAAACACTGAACGTAATGCTCAGATGGCTAGAGATGCACTAAAGAACAATAAAAAGATTTTGATAATTGACGATATCAATAGAGGCGGTGATGCAATCACTTGGATTATCGATGATTGGCAAGATGTAGTGGGTATGTCAAACTATCATTCAGAATCGTGGCATTCAAATGTAAGATTTGCTTCACTCATTGATAACCCTAATTCAAAAGTTCCTATGGACTATTGTAACGAAGAAGTTGATTTAGATGAAGAAGAAATATGGGTTGAGTTTCCGTGGGAGAGTTAATTAGACGAAATCCCAAAAGAACACAAGAAAGACTTTTGCGACTTCGTAGAATTGTAGGACCTGAGAAAAACCCTAAAAGACGATTTTCATCTGATTTTGATAATGATGATTATTTGAAATGGACTTGTATTTCTTCTGATAAGATAGATTACGAATTGAAGCCATTAATAAAAGGTGCTGGTAGATTAGGAGAACTTGTTGATTGGTGTGATGACAATTGTAATGGAATATATGTTATAGGAAAAGCAGATAAGATATATTTTGAAGATGAAAATGATGCGGCAATGTTCGCTTTGGTGTGGAAATGAATATAGTAAAAACTGATATTGATATTGATGTAGTAAGCAGAGATGATTTGCTTGTACACTTCAAGCATATTCCAGCAATTATAAAAAAGAAAGACGATACTTATGATAAACATAACAGCGGTGTATATCTTCAGCCTATTCCATTTGACCAACTTACCGGTCTTTCATCAATTGATTATAAAGAGGCAGAAGATAGAGGATACTTCAAGTTAGATTTTCTAAATAATTCTTTATATGCAGGTGTAAGAGATGAACAACATTTAGATGAACTAACAAACAAAGAACCAATATGGGACTTGTTACAACACGAAGATGTTGTTAAAAACTTAGCACACATTCACGCTCATATTAATGTTTTGAAAGTATTAAAACCTCAGAGTATTATAGAATTAGCAGAAGTTCTAGCAATCATTAGACCTGCAAAAAGGTCTCTACTAAATGAGAGTAAAGAAAAGATTAAAAATGAAGTTTGGCAAAAACCAACTGATGGCTCTTATTATTTTAAGAAAGCACACGCAATTGCATATGCTGTAAGTATTGTTGTACAACTTAATCTATTTTGCGAACAAGTTGAACAGAACGCCGTTTAATTCTCTTTTGAATAATATTTGTTAAACTTGTTTCGGGACCCCATAATACTTCACAGTCTTTAGTATTCATATTTAGAATACAACTATTAAATGGTTCAATTTGAGAACGCAGAAATAAGTTTATAGGAATTAGTCTATTCGATTCCCACCACCATTGTTCGCCAAGTTCAATGAAATGCTTTCTGGCTTCAGCAGTATTAATTTCTTCGAAGTTGTACATCGAGGTGATAGTGGTGTCACTGTTGATAATTATTCCAAGATATTCTTTATATTCTTTTTTGTTACCGTATCTAACACTTGAAAAGAATGGATAGTTTTCTTGTAGCCACTGTATTTTGTTTTCGTCTTCCATAAAACATATTTATACATCCTGTAAATAGCAGTCTGGAAGATAAATACATATATGATAAACTTTAACTTATACCAATACCAACGAGATATAGATGTAGTTGTTTTAGACAGCGACAATGACGCAACTATGACTCAATACCTGGGGAATATGCCAATGTACGATACTACACACAAAATGCATAAGGGTATCGACAATACTCTTAGATTTAAATTTAGGGATACAGATAGAAAATCAGTAGACCTTACTGGAAAAACTGTTATATGGAAAATGTATGACAGAGAATCAAGGGAAAATGTACTTTTTAAATACCTGACAGTTACCAACGCAACTAAAGGAATGGCAACAGTTTCAATACCGACATCAGATACAGTCATGCTCCCAGAAGGATTTTATCAATTTGCGATGTATACAGTTGAAAATGGTGTAGAACAAATCATTTATACAGATGTAAATGATAACGCCCACGGTGTAATTGAGGTATTAGATGATGTTTATCCAGAGTTCTCAAACTCACAAGAAACATCAACATTCTTTGACGATGGTAATAGATACATCTCTACTGTATTTGACGGAGCAGGTGATACTATTAAAGCAAAATCTCTTCATACATTTGCTGTATACTATACAGGATTTACAGGAGTTATAAAAATAGAAGGCGATTTGAGCGTACAACCTAGTACATCAGATAGCGACTGGTTCGACTTAACTCCAGAACTTATGTACGACCCAAGTATTACAATTAATAATGAAACAGGAGTCCAAGGATATGTTGTCCGAGCAAACGTTAACTGGCTCAGAATTACATACCCAAACACTGCAACTGGCACAGTAGATAAGGTATTATTAAGAAATTAATTAACCACTTGACTTTTGGTCTCCATTAATGTATTATAACTAGATGGAACTACAACAAACTGTTTATCAATTCATTCCCGGTAAGACAAGACAAAGTTCAGGCGGTTGGCTGAGTTTTAATTGTCCGTGCTGTATTGACCAAGGTGAGGCTCGTTCTGATACAAGAATGAGAGGTGGGTTGAAAAACGAGGGCGATTTAGTATCATATCATTGTTTTAACTGTGGTATAACCGCATCTCACAGAAAAGGTCAAGTCATAAACAAGAATTTTGTTAAGTTTATGAGATTACTTGGAGTTCCTGAAAGTGAGATAAAGAGACTACAGATTGAAAGTATCCGAGAAAAAGAATTATCAGAAGGTCCGTGGGTGTTTAAATCAAAAACTCAAACTACAAGAATACCATCATTTCCTGGAATGGAGTTACCTGAAAATTCTGAAACATTGGATGATATACTAAATAAAGATGCCCCACCTGAAGGTGCGATTATGGCGGCAAAATATCTACTTGATAGAGGTGTTTATGATTTTGTTGACACATATTGGAGTAGTTCGTTTGGATTTAAGAATCGTATTATATTTCCATTCACACAAGGTGACCGAATTGTAGGTTATACAGGCAGAGACATTACAGGCAAATCAGAGTCCAAGTATATGACGAAGCAACCAAAGAATTTTTTATACAATTCTGATAAGATTAGAGAAGACAAAGAATATCTGATTGTAGTTGAAGGAACAATAGATGCGGCAGTCCTAGACTGTGTTGCAATAATGAGCAACGAAGCATCACAGAATCAGATTGATTATATTAATCAGTTCAAAGGGGAAGTTATCGTATGTCCTGACAGAGATAACGCTGGTAAGAAGTTGATATATCAGGCGCAAGAAAATGGTTGGAGTGTTTCATTTCCAATCTGGGAAGAACACATAAAAGACGCGGCAGATTCAGTAAAAGAGTATGGAAAATTATACACATTAAAATCAATTATTGATGGACGCATAAGTAATAGTACAAAGATAAGTGTGAAAACACGCATAATGTAAAGCAGGAGCATTAACATAAAATGAAAAATAAAGAAATAAAATTTAACGTGATACCAGAGCCTAAAGAAGCGCCGACCCCACCACCGATGCCTCCTATGCCACAACCACCTCAACCACCAAAACAGCCTGGTGAATTCTTAAGAGAGAATGGTGTATTACACATGGACAAAGAATTTAACCAAGATAATTGTATGCCATTAGTCAAAATGATAATGGAATATAATCTAATGCCAGAAGATAAGGCACCAGAGATTATTCACTTGTATATCAACTCACCTGGTGGATATGTAGATAGTTGTATGCATCTTATTGATGTCATTAAACAATCTCGTATTCCAGTTTACACATACGGAATGGGTTCAATTGCATCCTGTGGTGTTATGCTTATGATGTCTGGAGTAAAAGGGCATAGATACCTGACACAGAATACAGCAGTAATGTCACACGAATTTAGTGGCGGAACTCAAGGACAATACCACGATATGTTAGATGCACACGCTCACATGGAATGGACAAATCAAAAATTGATGGAACATTATATCAAATGTACTGGAAAGAAAGAGAATTATATTCGTAAACATTTACTTGCACCAAAAACAGACCATTGGTTAACTCCCGAAGAAGCAGTTAAACACGGTATTGCAGATACATTAATTGAAACATATTAGTATTGACAAAGAGTGAAAAAACTTGTATAATAATATAAACTTTCCAGGAAACTAAATGTCAGAAGTCAAAAACTACTCACCCGACTTACAGAAATTGTTTGTTCAATTTATGTTGACGGACCCTCAGTTATTCACTAGAGTAATGGGCATTATTGATAATAGGCATTTCGATAGACCAATCCGTGATATCGTTGGATATCTAATCAATTATAGTGAAGAATATTCTACTATGCCAACTGTTGAGCAGATTAAAGCAGAAACTGGCCAAGAGATAGAATTACTAGAAGACATAGCAAAGCATAGTGATTGGTTTGTTGATGAGTTTGAAACATTCTGTAGACACAAAGCAATTGAACGAGCAATCGTTAATA